TGGCTCTGAAACACGAAGACCTCGGATACGATATTGAACACGTTCCCGGATGGGATGGTTCTGATGACGGTGATTCCGATGGTGGTGAAGAGTACGCTGGGGACAATGACGGTGGTGATGAACCCGACCCCGAACCTGAAGATGAAACTCCCGCTCCTACTCCAGGAGTAAGACCTGCTTCGGACGCTGGTAGTTCATCTGGTCAAAGTGCGATAGACCGTATCCGTGCTATGCGCAACAAAAAGAAGTAAACAATGAGTAATCAGAGTGAGAGTCCAAGCGTTATACACTTGGACTTTCATTTTAAATAATTTCGACAATGAGGAAAGAACCTATCGCAATAATAAGTACAGATAAACATCTTCAAGAGGCGAATGCGCTTGAACTGTTGGATATAGCCGAACAGGAAATTGCGTTGGCTCAGGAACAGGGGGTTGATACTGTAATATGGCTTGGGGATATCTTCGACTCACGATTAAGCCAACGACAAGAACTTCTCACTTGTCTAACAGAGATGATAGAACTGTATCATGAACATGGTATCACGTTGCTCTGTATTCCCGGAAATCATGATAAGACTGACTATGAGTCAGACGAAAGTTTCTTGACAGCGTATAAGTACCATCCAGGATTCAACCTGTATGAGATTCCTACCTGTATAGACCTGAAAGGGGTTGAATGTCACTTCTTGCCATTCTACGCACAAGACGTATGGTTAGAGAAGTTCGCTGAACTACCTACTCCGAAAAGTAAGACATCAATCCTGTTCAGCCATACAGCCGTACAGGGTTCTATCAATAATGATGGGAAGGTCGTGAATAACAAGATTCCGTTGAAACTGTTCTCAAAATACGGAAAGGTCATGCTGGGGCACTATCATGACGCTCAGCAACCAGGAGCCAACGTGTTTCACCTACCGAGTACCCGTCAGAATAACTTCGGGGAAGATGAGGAGAAGGGATTCACGGTATTGTACAGCGATACGTCCTTCGAGTTCGTAAAGGCTCATTTTGTTCCGTATAAGGAAATAAAAGTTGATGTCCTTAAGACCTCAAAGGAAGAGATATTAAAACTCGCTAAAACGAACACAGATGGCGTCAACGTTCGGATAACGCTTGTGGGAGACCAACAGGCTGTTAAGGCTGTCAACAAAAAAGTCTTCACCGAACACGGTATCTCAGTGAAAGCAAAGTACACGGACGTTGAGGTTACAGAGGCTGAGGAAGCCGAAGTGGTTCAGGAACTGTCCGGAACAGATATAGCCGAAAAGTTCAAAGCATTTTGCGATGAAAAAGGCTACGAATATGATGAAGGATATAAACTATTAAAAGAAGTAATGCAATGGCAGGAGTAGAAGATTTGGTGAACTCCCTACAAAAGAAGTTCGGCAAAGAAGTTGTGGCGGGAAACAATACTCAAGGAGTAGAGTTCGTATCGTCAGGAAGCCTGTCGCTTGACTTGGCACTTGGTGGCGGTTATGCGATGGGTCGTATCATTGAATTGCGTGGCTACGAGTCTTCAGGAAAGACTACGTTGGCTCTGACAGCCTGTAAGAACATACAGGAACAGACAGGCAAAGCGGTTCTCTACATAGACCGTGAAAACGCAATTGACATGGATTATGTAGAAGCACTGGGGGTAAACATATCTCCGGAGATGTTTATTCTGTGCCAACCAGGAGTTGCGGAAGAATGTTTCGAAATCATGAGAGAGGCTGTTAAGTCGAAAGCAATCGGAGCAATCGTGATGGACTCGGTGGCGGCAATGTTCCCTAAATGTTATTTGGAAGCCGATGTGGGCGATGCTAAGATGGGCGTGCTGGCTCGGCTTATGGCTACGTGGCTTCCCGGATTGATTGGTGACATTAAACTGAACCAACAGTTGGTCATCTTCATCAATCAATATCGTGACAAGATTGGTGTGGTGTATGGTTCACCGAAGACGACTCCGGGAGGAAAGGCTCTTGGCTTCTACTCTTCACAGGTGTTGGACATTGCGAAGTCAGGTACAGTTGGAGACCGTGGCGAAGAAACCGCTAACCACATCAAGGTGAAAGTTGAGAAGAATAAGGTTGCACCTCCGTTCAGGAAAGCCGAGTTCGACATTCGCTTCGGTGAGGGAATTGATAAGGCTTCGGAACTGTTACTCGTAGGAGTTGAACGGGGAATCATTGAAAAGGCTGGTTCGTTCTTTAAGTACAAAGGAAAGACGCTGGCACAGGGTCAAGAAAAGGCTCGTGAGATAATCTCAAGCGACATTGACCTTGCGGAAGAAATCGAAGAACAAATCATGAAAACAATTTAGTATGGAACTCACCTATTTGCGTTTAAAGAATTTCCTGTCATTCAAGGAACTGAAGCATAAGTTCGTGAATGAGCCTGTCTTAATCAAGGGAAAGAACCTGACGGAGATAGAGTCAAAGGAAACGAACGGAGCAGGGAAGAGTACGATGGAAGCAGGGATTGCGTATGCAATCCTTGCTAACTCGCTCAAGAAACAAACACTTGACAGGGACTTAATCCTGTGGGGTGAAGAAGAAGCGGACATCTGGCTTGACATCTACTGCCCGATACGGAAAGAAACGCTGAATATACATAGAACTCTGAGACAGAAAGGTTCAGCGTCATTGGAACTCATGATTAATGAGGAAGAGGGTTCGGTACAGGTAGCAACCGTCAATGACGGGAACGCTTACATCTTGAATTGGATAGGTATATCCTCGGAAGACCTGAAGAGTTTCTATATTCTTAACAAAGAGAATTTCAAGTCATTCGTTTCGTCATCCAACTCCGACAAACTGTCGTTGATAAATCGCTTCATTAAGGCTGAACAGTTAGACGACTCTGACAGCGTAATCAAAGAGAAGATTAAGCCGTTGGAAGAGAAGAAGGCTGTTGCCTTGGGAAAGGTTCAAAAGATAGAGGGTGAATTGGGTGTCTATGAGACACAGTTGGCTGAGGAGCGAGAACGTAATCTTGAGGAGGAACGACAATCGCTTATAGAGCGTATAAACGAACGAATTGACGCTGTCATACAGGAGTACGACGGAGCGGAAAAGAAGATTGAGAATTCCCGGACGGCTATCAAGTTGGCTGAACAGAGTATCAAGGACAACCAGAAGAAAGTCGCTGAAGCCTCTAAGAAGTTAGAGGGATTAGAAGCGATTGACTATAAGGCTCAATATGACTCCCTAACGAAAGAACGTTCTTCGACCGATACAAAGGTAGAGGCAGCGAGGAAGAAGCGTAAAGCAGCACAGGAACTGTCTTCACAGTACACTGCCGAAGCCAACCGCCTCACGGCTATTCTGAAAGGGACTGTAAAGTGTCCGAAGTGTGGAACGGAGTTCGTGACATCAGATGAAACGGTTGATGTTCCTACCACTCGGAAGAAAATTGAAAGCCAGAAGAAGGAAGCCGAGACCCAGGAAAACCTTGCGAAAACAGCGTTGGAAGAACTTAACTCATTTGAGGAACGAGTGAAAAAGTACGACGACAAGTTCATGAAGATACGTGTTCAGGAACAGGGTACAGTCAGAGCCATTCGTGAGGTTCAAGCAGAGATAACAAAAATCCGTGGGGAGATAACCCGAAGCAACCAAATGATATCCTCCTACCAAGAAGATATCAAGCATCAAGAAGGGATTCAATCACGTTGTAACAGTGAGAGTGAACAGTTGGTTGAACAACTTGAAAAGGCTGAACAGGCTGAAATGGAAACCAAGGAAGCCGAACTGGAAGGTCTTGTTGCCCTGACGAAAAAGAAACTCGAAAAGGCAAACAAGGAATACGGGGATTGCGAGAAACAGGTATCAGACATGGTACAGTGGGGATTGCGTTTCAAGGAGTTCAAGATGAGCCTTGCTTGTGAGCAGTTACGGATAATTCAGAACTTCGCGAATATGTCCTTACAGAAGCAGCGTTCAGAACTTCGCCTGTCAATAGACGGGTTCAAACGTAATGCGAAGGGGAAAATCAAAGAGGAGATAACTGTATCAGTCATCAATGGCGAGGGCGAATATAAATCATTCTGGTCGTTTAGCGGAGGCGAGAGAGCAAGAATTGAAATGGCTTTGATACAAGCATTTCAGGAAATGATTAACGGAACGAACCAATGGGGAGGGCTTCACTTCCTAATGATTGATGAGGTTCTTGAGGGCACAGACCCGTTGGGCTTGGCTCTTCTACTTGAGTCAATGAGCGACGTTCATCATCCTGTATATGTAATCAGTCACGTCATGAATATTCGTGCTGGTGTAACCACTCTCACCGTCGTGAAGGAAAACGGTTACAGTTATATAGAATAATATGGAAAAGAAGCAAACAGTTATCGGAGTAGACCCAGGAAAACAGGGGTTCATCACGGTGATGAAAAGTACAGGTATCAAGCACTATCCGATGCCAAAGGTAGGGAAGGAACTTGACCTTCATGAACTGTCAGAATTGATTATTCAGATATCGGAGGAGTGTGACATCAATAACACGGTTGTCGTGATAGAGGATGTTCACGCTCTACCACGTTCTGCTGCGGGTGCTACGTTCACTTTCGGGGGAGTATGTTATGCGCTCCGTATGGGGTTCATCATGTGCGGTTTGAGGATTGTGCTGGTGACTCCTAAGAAGTGGCAGAAAGAAATGTACGAGGGCATCAAACCGAACCCCGACAAGAAAGTGATGTCAGTGCTTGCAGCGAAGCGGTTGTTCCCTCGACAGGATTTACGTCGGACGGAGAACTGTACGAAAGCCGATGACAACTTGACTGACAGTTTATTAATCGCTGAATATGGAAGGAGGCATTATTTATGAAATATGTATTGTGCTGCCCGAATGAAGCCTGTGAACTTCATGGCGTGGCGTTTACTCCGGGAAAATACGTGATGAAGTACAGTAAAGAACTCAAGAAGATGGTTCCTACTATTGTGGGGAAGCCGTATGAGTGTTCTAACTGTCGCGAACAGATGGTTTTCGCAGAAGTTGAGAGCACTATACCAGAGTTCAGCGTTGGCGTCTTTAAGGGGCTGCCTGACGACAAAAAGAAGGAGATACTTCGCCAACGGTTTGACAGGGAACTGAAGCGTGGTGCTGCGGATGAGAAAGAACAACGAAAGAAAAATGCAATAGAAAAAATGATTGGTTATGGAAAATAACGCTGCTAAGAAAGAGTTTCTTGACGCTTGTCGAGGACTTGTAATGAATTGTGACTGTAAGATACTCGTGGTGGAAATCATGGGTGAGTTCCGAGCCTACGTTGCTCCGGAGGTACGGTTGAAGACACGTGAATGTCGATACAATGAAGTACGGGACGCTCAAGAGGTTACACCGCTACTCGCAAACATCGGGCATAACTTCGCCAGTGGAATAACGGAACAGAGGCTTCGTGAGCGAATTCAGTCAGTTCACAAAGAGGATTTCAAGTTTGGAACGGATAATTACTTCTGGATTACCAAAGTGTCCTTGAACCAAGGTTAGAGACTTTCATTTTGAATTATTATCTTTGTACCAATAAAGATAACAACGAGTGAAAACTTTAACAAAATCAAGGAATAACGATGGGTACAGACATGATTAATCCTGCTATCGAGACAGGAAAGAGCATTGGAGATTTCGGAATGATGGCTATTACAGCCGGATTCTTTTTGGTGCTGTCAGCACTGATGTGGGTAACTTTCTTCCGTTGGTTCATGAAAGTCATTAACGACACAATGAGCGCACAGCGGGAAACTTTCAAAGAACTGTTGGCTGAGACGAGGAATCAAAACATTCAACTCAGTAACATATCCGAGGGACTTGTCCCCGAGACGCAGATGCGTATCAAGACGGTCACGAATATGGCGTTCGACCTTGCGGTTGAAAGGGTGTGCCGTATTATTAAGAGGGTTCGCGAGGAGAACCACATCTCGGATAAGGAAGGGACAGCGAAGAAGATAAGACAGTTGTTGACGAACTTACATGAAGACCGAAATTCGAAATTTGACTGTTTTACGTTCCGTGGCAAGAAGTTGTCTTCCTATACGAATACGAAATGGATTGAACAGGTGGCAAAGGTAGTCGAGTCGGAAATATATAATGATAAAGGGGTGAACAACCAGCGTGCCTTCACCAACGTCGAAGCAGCGTATGCTAAAATCCGACTCGAACTTTACCACAATATGATGGAAGATTAAACCGAAAATTGGACGTTAAGCGTTAAAAGGCTGGGGAGATTGTAGAAATTTCTTCAGCCTTTTGAAGATTTTCGGGGAAAACTCTTTGGAATCTCATGAGAATCCATTACCTTTGTAGTGTCATTAAAAATCAAAGGTTATGAAAAAGTTCAATATTCAATACAACGGAGGTGATACTTTCACAGTTGAAACAACATCAGCAAGAGAGGCTGCTCGTATCGCGAGAAGAACTGGTAGAGATTTGATGAAGTATAACAATCATTCATCATTGTATTGGGTATGGGACGAGGAAGAAGAAAATCTTCTGTATATGGTTTCCACATTTAAATCGGGGAATCGTACAGTCACCACAATTACGAATTGCACCAAAAATAAATAATTTCGTTATGGCAAAATTAAGTCAAGAAAAGATTAACAGCCTGAGAGCCGAGTTGGTGGCTCTCAATAAGGCTTATCGTGAGGGCAATCCTCAAATATCAGATGTTGATTACGACCACATGGTTGAAACTCTGAGAGTAAACAGTCCGGAGGACGAGTTCTTCAAGAAAGGTATCGTAGAGGAAGCCACCGACCGTATGGAGCCGTTGCCTGTCCCTATGTACAGCCTCGAAAAAATCAAGACAATCAAGGACTTCCGCAAATGGTTACAGAAGATGTTTGCTGCAGGTTGTAAGGAGATTGTCGCCACTCCTAAATTTGACGGAATAAGCCTTGTCGTTGATGAAGACGATAAGAGAGCGTGGACTCGTGGTGATGGTGTAGAAGGACAGTTGTCAACGAAACACTTCGACCGTATGTTCAATGGCGAGGGCGAGCATCCGGAACCACACCTTATGCACACGTGGGGCGAGGCTATCATGAAGAAGAAGACCTTTGCCCACCTCAAGGACAACCAAGCCGACTTCGCCTATAAGAACGCTCGTAATATGGTTGCCGGAATATTCAACTCTCCGGACGGTTGGAACAACCGCTTTATGGCGAACGTGGACTTCGTGCGTTATGGCTCTGACCTTACAGGCGACAAGTCAAGCGTTCTTGAAGAACTGAAAAGAACGTTCCATAATGTTACTCCGTTCGTGAGTTTCTACATTGAGGAGATAATGGAACTTGACGATGAGGAAATGAACCTGTTGCTTGATGAAGAACTTCATGACAGGTTTGACGCTGAATACAAGATTGATGGTGTGGTGATAGAGGTTGGTGAGGAAAGCGTTCGCGAACAACTCGGACGGCTTCCTAACGGAAATCCCGCCTATGCTATTGCGTTCAAGAAGGAAGAGTGGTGCGACGTGTATCAGACAAAGGTCATCAGTATAGAAAAGGGAATAGGGAAGACAGGTGTTCTGAACCCTGTAATCATCATTGAACCTGTTGAGATTAACGGAGCAACCGTATCACGAGCCACAGCGTATAATGCAGCCTACCTAATTGACCAGCATATCTGCGAAGGAGCGTTCATTGAAGTAACACGTGGTGGAGACGTTATCCCTAAACACTTGAAGACGATTGAGTATAACGAGAATGCGTACACCGATATGATGGACGACCTTGTTATTTGTCCGTCCTGTGGTGAACCGCTCAAATGGAACGAAACGCACGTTGACCTTGTATGCTCAAATGAGTCGTGCAAGGAAAGAGTAATTTCTGGTATGGTGTATTTCTTCCGTACGATGGGTTGCGAACAGTTTGAGGAGCCTACGATACGTCGTTTGTACGGACATGGCTATAAGACGATAGACACAATTCTTGAGTCGCATGTTGCGGAGTTCCAGAATCTGTTAGGAAAGTCAAAAGGAAAGACCGTTTCAAGCCAGATTGAAAAGGTTCTTGCCGGAGTACCGTTGGCTCGTTACCTAACAGCCATAAATGTATTTGACGGAAAGATTGCCGAGGCGACCTGTCAGAAAATCTTAGACGGCTTGAATGGGGAAACGGTTGAGAGGCTGCGTGACCCAAACAGTTATGCGCTCACTGCGGGGTCTGCGGTCGCTCTAAAGCACGAATGTGAACTCATTCCGGGAATAGGTGAGGTGCTTGCTTTGACGTTCGTAAAGGGGTTAAAAACGTATCTTTCGAGGGGAAAGGACAGAAGAGTCGTTATTACTTATGTACAGTCACCAAAGGTTGAGACTCCTGACGGAGTCGAACAAATGTTTGTCTGCATGACAGGGTTCCGGAATAAGGAACTCGAAAAGGCTCTTCAGGCTCAGGGGCACGTGGTGTTGAACGGTGTTACCAAAGAATGTACGGTTCTCGTGGTAGCCGACATCAACTCAACTTCCTCTAAGATGAAGACCGCTAAACAAAGAGGACTTCGTATCGTAACGAGAGAAGATTTTGAAAATGAGATATTGTGATGGAATAGGACATATTTATTGCATATGCTGTCTGGCTAATGGGAAACTTTACATTGGTCAGACAGTGAAGTCGATTGAGAAACGATTCAAAGAACATAAACAGGCTGCGAAACGTGGAGTTCCTTACAGGCTTTATTCAGCCATGAGGAAGTACGGTGTTGAGAACTTTACGATTGAGGAAATTATTCAGGTATCGGCACCCAATAGACAGGCTCTGAAAGCAAAACTTTGTTACATTGAGGAGCGTCTAATTAAAAGGCTTCAAACTAAAGAATTTGGATACAATTCAACGGATGGTGGGGATGGAGCGGTTGGAACTGTATGGACAGAAGAACGTCGTGCAAAAGCAAGGGAGGCTTCAAAGATTCACTTTGCTAAATATTGGGGACACAAACATTCTGAAGAATCAAGGAGAAAAATATCCGAATCAAATAAAGGAAGGCTTCCTTCAATGAAAGGTAAACATCTTTCAGAAGAAGCTAAACAAAAGATTTCTAAAGCAAATTCTGGTCATATTGGAGCATTTCGTGGGGAAACTCTTTCGAAAGAACATCGTAGAAAAATTAGTGAATCTAAGAAAGGGGTGAAGCGGAAAGAGTTTTCAGATGAATGGAAAAAGAAACTTTCAGAATCACATAAAGGAGAGAAAAATCATTTCTTTGGAAAGAAACATTCCGAGGAAACAAGAAAGAAAATGTCTGAAGCGAAAAGGAGGAATCGTTATGAGATATTGGTATAGAGACCATGATTGGTGGTACATTGGCTTTTCCTACGACCCTGCGCTGGTGGCTTCTGTAAAGAAGTTCGCTGGTGCGGGATACAATCCCCAAAACAGGGAGTGGTACATTCCGTTCTCACTTGTCACGGTGAACCCGTTGAAGAAGTGGCTTGAGGAGAACGGATTCAAGGAGGGAATGAACTACGTTCCCTCTCGTCGGGTGATTGATTATGAGGAACCCGAAGAGGTGATAACAGCGGAGGAAGTTGAGCAAGCCTGTAAGGAGATAGGAATGAAGCGAATTCCCCGTCCCTATCAGTGTGAGGGAGTTGCCTATATGATTAATCACGGGAACTGTATCAATGGGGATGATTGTGGGTTGGGTAAGACAGCCCAGACGATTATTATCATTGAACTACTCGGAGCGTTTCCGGCTCTGATAGTTACCCCAGCGTCCGTGAAGTACAACTGGAAGAAGGAATGGGCGAAGTGGATGCCTGACCGAAAAGTAGGTGTAATCGAAAGGAAGCGAAAGTTCGACCCTGCCGTATGGGACAGCGATGTTGTGATTATCAATTACGATGTGCTCGGGGAACGTAACATGGAGAAGCCGACTGCCAAGTTCAAGGAACTACTCAAGAAGTATTGGGGAGCCTGTGCCTTGGACGAGATACACTTCTTGAAGTCTGAAAAGGCTCTTCGAACCAAGATGGCGAAGAAGATAACCAAGCGAATAGAACACGTATGGGGATTGACAGGTACGCTGACTCAGAATAAGCCAGCCGACCTTATACAGCCGTTCAAGATAATTAGACGGTTTGATGACATCTTCGGTGATACGTTGGAGTTCAAGTTTCGTTACTGTAACGGAAAGCAAACCACATACGGGTTCGACGACAGTGGGTTCAGTAACCTCGAGGAACTTCATGAACTGTTGCGAATGGGCGGTTACATACGACGGAATAAGAGGGACGTTCTTGAGGAACTCCCACCGTTGGTTGAGCAAACAGTTGACGTTCCTATTGTGAATCTCAAGGAGTACAGGCGAGCCGAGTCAGACCTGTTAGCGTATCTTGAGAAGATAGACATCGAGAAGGCAAACAATGCCGTGAACGCTCCTCACCTTGTAATGATTAACACGTTGAAATCCCTGTCGGTGAAAGGGAAGTTGCCGTTCATGCAATCGTATATCAAGGATTGGTTAGAGGCGAATGAAGACGAACAGTTAGTGGTCTTTGGTGTACACCGTGAACCGCTCCAGGAACTGGCGAAATACTTTAAGGCTCCGATAATACAGGGTGGGGTCTCGGCTGATAAGAAGCAACAAATCGTGAACGAGTTTTCACAGAGGAAACATCGGTTACTCTTTGCGAACATTCAGTCGGCTGGTACAGGTACAGACGGTCTTCAGGACAACTGCTCGAACCTCTTCTACATTGAACTGCCTGACAAGTCAACCGACCTGGAACAAACGAACAGTCGTCTTGAGCGAATGGGGCAAAAGAATAGTATAAATATCACCTACCTATTATCACCCGACACGATAGACGTTGAAATGAGAGAAACCGTTAAGGATAAGAGCCTTATAACAGGGGTGGTGAACAGGGGGCAAAGCGAGAATGAACTATTGGCAAGGAAATTCTTACAAAAACATCTGAAATGACGGAAACTCGAGCCATCGGGAGACGTTATGTAATTATCAAATAATTTAGTGATAACAATGGACAAAATTCAATTCAAAGCAAAGTTCTTCGGTACGAAAGAACGTAAAGGACAAATCAAGAAACAGGCAGAATTCGTTATGGCTGTCAGTGAAGACAAAGTTGAGGATGCTCTCCGGTTACAGGGGTGGCAAACCATACACGGCTTAAAGATAAGAAAGGTTGAGTGATATGGTTCCAAAAGAGAGGATTAACATAACAATATTCACCGACGGAAGTTGTAACGCAAAGAGCGACCGAAAATTAGGTGGGTTCGGGGTGTACATTCCTTATGGAAATCAGGAGATACACCTGAGAAGAGGCTTTTGGAACACGACGACCTCCCGTATGGAGATGAAAGCGTTGCTGGCAGCGATACAGATGATAGACCCAGACGTCTATACAAAGGTTCATGTCGTAGCCGACAGCGAGTTCGTGGTGAATGCCTTCAAGAAGTCCCTACTTTCACAATGGCGAGCCAACGGGTGGTGGGGAGTTAAGAATCCTGAACTTTGGAAAGAAATCCTGAAAGAAATTGAAAGCCGTCGAAAGATGGTGTTCGGTATATCACACATCAACGGACACGGGAAAGACCTGTCCGACCCGTTGGTTTACGGTAATGCCTGTGCGGACGCTCTGGCGAATTATAAGACGCAAGACAGTTACGTTCAGGATAGACCGCTTGAGGGGTTCAGTTGGTTCCACCATGATGGTTCTGACGCTGTTTTCCCTGAAAAGACTGAGATGTTTGAACAACTGAATAAGATGGGAGACGTGAACATTATAGGCGATTGCTTCTACGCAAATGAAGAAGAGTTGTTTGAACGGGTGAATGGAACATACCTGTTTGAGCCGTATTATAATGGGCAATTGGACATCGATTATAAAGTAGAAAAGATTTAGTATATATGGCGAAATTAGATGAGTATAAACAAGCGATAGTTGACGAATACCAAAGTACGAACAGGAACATTTTCGTCAGTGCAACGGCAGGGAGTGGAAAGACATTCACTCTCTGTAAGTTAGCGGAGATAACTCCTCCTATAAAGAGTTCAATATTCTTGGCGTTCAATAAGTCAATCGCAGAGGAGTTGGGTCAGCGACTCCCAAGAACCGTAAAGGCTTCCACCCTACATTCGTGTGCGCTGTCAAGCCTGTGTAAAGCGTTCAGTCTGAATTTTGCGCTGTCAGATTCAAAGAACTTCAATCTGGCAAAAGAGAAGATGAACTTCAAAGGGGTTCACTCGAAGCGTATTCCGGGAATGATAATGAAGATATGCAGGCTCTACGACCTCATGCGTTTTAACCTCGTACAAGACGATGTAGAGGCAATAATATCACTGGGGGAGAGGTACGGTGAGGAGGCTGACGAAAATCTCGCTAAGAGAGCAATAGAACTCCGTATGCTCAATAAAAAGATTGCTGATAATTACTTCCTAAAAGGTGGGTCGGGGAAACTACCTATAGACTTCACTGATATGTTATACTATGCGACTCAATACGTTCATCGGGATGACTTCAAACAGTACAATGTCGTTATGCTTGACGAGTGTCAGGATATCAGCCCATTACAGTTTGAGGTCGTGAAGATGTGCAAGACGCCACGAGGTCGCCTGATAGCAGTAGGGGATGAAAAGCAATCAATCTATTCATTTATGGGGAGTAATCTTGACTCGTTACAGGCTATCAAGAACGCTCCTAATACAGTGACGCTGCCTCTGTCAATGACATATCGTTGTGCCCAGGATATAGTTGCCGAAGCCTGTAAAGTGTTCCCCGATGGTATAGTGGCTGCTCCTGGAGCGGTTAAAGGGTTCGTTGGGGACGGTACATTTAAGGACGCTCAGGAAGGGGATTTCATTCTGTGCCGGAATAACGCTCCGTTGGTTGACGCTTTCATCACCCTGTTACGGCAGGGGAAGAAGTGTACAATTCTTGGGAAGGAATTCGGTGATGAACTTGTATCGCTCATAGACAGCGTCGAGGACGTATGGGGACTTGAACAGGTTCTTGAGAACATGATAAGTAAGTTGCAGAAGAAGGGAGTTAAGAGTCCAACCAAGTGTGAGGCATACGACAAGTTGAATGAGAAAGTGAATGTTTTGTTGAGCCTGTACGAATATTTCGGTGATTTGGAAACCGTGCGCTCCCGGATTTACGATATATTTGTAGAGAACGCCAGTCGTGGTATCACGCTGTCGACAATTCACAAAAGTAAGGGGTTGGAAGCGGACAGAATATTCTTTCTACAGCCGGAACTCCTACCAAGTAAGTATGCGACAACTGAACTGGCTTTATATGCTGAAAAGTGTCTCCAATTCGTGGCTATAACACGTGCGAGAAAGAGTTTAATATATTGTTAAATAATTTGAATTATGGAAGAAGTAAAGAAACAGACCCCAATCGACCTGTATCTGATGGTTCCTCATCAAGTGTACGAGGGTGGTAAACAGTCAGTGAAAGTCTGCCTGTTGGCGTGCAAGAAGATTAAGGCTTTCGCAGGATTTCTACCTACGAAAGAAATTCTTGAAACTCATTTTCAGGCTGAACGGGTTCGCATTGAAATGGCGAAGCAGGAATCCGGGAATGAGAACACGTACCGACCTCAACCCTTGTATCTTGAAGTAGAAAGTAGTATATTTGCGTCTATTGTTTCGGAAGCCAGAGCGAAAGACAAAGCGTTGGGAACCCCTGATGTGCTCGCTTTGACGCTGGGTTCGTCGATGCCGTGCTGCATTATAGCAGAACGCAAGGAAGAACCCGCACCGAAGCCCAAAACAGTTCGTAAAAAGAGAACCAAGAAAATTGAAGAGAAACATGATTGAAAAGGACAGTCGACCAGTGGTCGGGGAGTACGTGTTTTTGAGCAAGTATTCCCAAACCCATGATGGGAAAAAGGAAACATGGCAGGATGCCGTGAACAGAGTAATGGATATGCACTTGAAACGCTATTCCGGTAGATTAAAGTCTGAGGATGAGGCTGAGTTCAGTAAGATGTTTGCTCATGCATACAGCCTGTATTCTGAGCAGCGTGTATTGGGAGCCCAGCGTGCATTACAGTATGGTGGGGAATTGATGTTAGAGAAACACGCTCGCTTCTATAACTGTTCCTCTACCTATATCGACCGTGTATGCGTATTCGAGGAAATCATGTATCTGTTGCTCTGTGGTGCTGGGACAGGTTACAGCGTTCAGCACATTCACACGGATAGACTTCCTGTGCCCAAAGGATTTGATAATTCAAAACAGGCTGAGAAATTCGTGATACCTGATACGATTGAGGGGTGGGCAGAGGCTGTTGGTAAGATGATGACCGCTTACTATTATGGTGGTGCGGACATTGAGTTTGACTATTCAGCAATCCGCCCGAAAGGTGCATACATCAGAGGGGGATTCAAGGCTCCTGGACCCGAACCGTTGCGTCAGGCGATAGAGAAGTGCCACCACATCATTACACGTATTAAAGGACGGAAATTGAGACCGTTTGAACTTCACTATCTTATCTGTATCTGTGCGAACAGCGTGGTGACAGGGGGTGTGCGTCGTTCAGCGATGATAAGTATCTTTGACGCTGACGATGCTGAAATGGCTGCGTGCAAAACAGGTAACTGGATAGCAACGATGCCGGAACTGTGCCGGAGTAACAATTCAGCAGCCATCCTACCTGATACACCGAAGGAAGTGTTTGACAGTATTTACGAGAATACCAAGTTGTATGGGGAGCCAGGATTTGTATTCATCGACTCTCCGTGGTTTGTATTCAACCCCTGTGGAGAGGTAGGTATGTTCCCGCAAATCAAAGACGAGAACGGTGATTATCATACGGGTTGGGGGTTCTGTAATCTTGCGGAAATCAATGGTGGTAAAGTAAAGACAGTTGAGGATTTCTATGCTGCCTGTGAAGCAGCCTCCACTATCTGTACGTTGCAGGCTGGTTACACGAATTTCCGTGTGCTTGAGAAATGGTCACAGTTGATAGCCGAGCGGGACGCTCTTATCGGTGTGGGCATTACGGGTCTCTGTGAGAACCCTGCTATCCTGTTCGACCCAGAAGTACAGAAGCGTGGTGCTCAAATCGTTGTAGAGACCAACAAGAAGATTGCACGAATGATAGGTATCAACGAGGCTGCACGGTGTACAGTTGTGAAGCCGTCTGGGAACAGTTCACAACTCCTTGGAACCTTGTCAGGAATAACTGCCGGACACGCTCGTCACTACATTCGTCACATTCAGGCTGCGGATACTGAACAGGCTGTTCAAGAGTGGGAACGTGTCAATCCGGATATGGTAGAAGCGAGCGTTTGGGCTCCTGACCGTGAAAAGGTTATCGCTTTCCCTGTTACACTTCCCGAAGGAGCGTTGCTGAAACAGAACCTGACAGCAATTGAATTCCTGAAATATGTTCTCTTAACGAAACAGAACTGGATTGAGTACGGTACGAACCTGACTCATCCTTCTACACTTGACAATCCGAAACTTCGAATGAACGTGTCAAATACCTGTACAGTTCGCCCAGATGAATGGGATGAAGTACGGGAGTTCCTGTGGGAACATCGTGACCAGTTTGGTGGTATCAGCCTGTTATCATCATTCGGTGATTTGGACTATCCTCAAGCACCGTACACCGAAGTTCTTGACGAGGTTGAGTTGGCGGAACGCTACGGAGCAGGAGCAATTCTGTCGAGCGGTCTTATCGTTGATGCGAATGACGTGTTCAAAGACGTTTGGGAAGCCTGTAACGCAGCGATGGGGTTGGCTCCACAGTTGCTTACAATCAACGACAAACAGATAGCCGACTTCGTTGTTGAGAATATTAAGGACGGACGCTTCCTCGTTGACATTGACGGTATCTGTTTCTCAGACGTGAACTGTGTTATTGACTACCTGAAACGACGTGTTGAAAGACGGTTGGATTGGGTGCGTCGCTTCAATTCGTTTGCCGACAAGTATATGGAAGGCGACCGTCAGAAGACATCGTACTGTTTGAAGCATGTAAACGCATACCACAAGTGGCAAGCCATCTGTCGAATGAAGCCTGTTTCCTACGATAACATCGTATGGGAAGAACCGCTTAAACAGGCTGGAAGTGAAATTGCGACAGCCTGTGCCGGAGGTGCGTGCGAAATACCACAGCGACCGAAGAAATAAATCAAGAAATTGCCCAGTCTTCGGAACCTGACTCCGGGACTGGGCGTTTTTAAATAAAAATCGATTAAGTGTAATAAATATGAATGTAAAGATTTTATTCAACAAATCTGCTCAAGAGGCTCTTTTCGAAGGAATTGATGAACTCGCTAATGCAGTATCTTCTACTCTCGGTCCGAAGGGACATTCAGTAATCATTGACAAAGGGTATGGCATTCCTCACATCACGAAAGATGGTGTAACTGTTGCCCGTGCGTACGATACCGACGACCCGATGAAACGTATGGGAGCAACGCTCGTTAAGACTGTTGCGGCAAAGACCTGTGACGAGGCTGGTGACGGTACAACCACAGCCACAATCCTCACCCGTGCGCTCATTAAAGAGGGAATGAATGTTCTTCCTAATGTCAAGAATCCACAGCGTTTCAAGGAAGGAATGGAGGCTGCTCGTTCAGAAGCCGTTTCGTTCATCAAAGCGATGGCGAAGGAAATTGGTGAGACAGAGTTCGACCGTGTAAATCAGATTGCCACTATCAGCGCAAACGGTGATGTGGAGGTTGGTTGTATCATTTCGGAGGCTATCGGAAAGGTAGGAAACGATGGAGTGATTACGGTTGAAGAAAGTAGCAAGGGAAATGAAACCACAGTCGAAGTGACCACAGGTTTTCAGTGGGAGAAAGGCTTAGTGAACCCGTACTTCGTTACAGACCCAGAGCGTATGGAATGCGTGCTTGATAAGCCGTATATTCTCATCTTCGGACAGAACATCAACTATCCCCAGGAAATCCTTCCTATCATTCAGACAGTTTATTCAGCGAAACGCAGCGTTCTTATCGTTGCTCCTAATGCGTCTAATGACGTTATCAAGTTTCTCGTGACAAACATTCAGCAGCAGAACGGGTTAAAAGCCTGTTTCGTAAAGGCTCCCGGATATGGTCAAATCCAGAAGGACATGATAGAGGACTTGTCTGTTAAGGTAGGTGCAAAGGTGGTAGGCGATGAGTTTGGACGTCCGCTTGACCAACTCGGTACAGACTGGCTGGGCGAGTGTGAACGCACAGTCGTTTCTACTAATCGTACAATCCTCGTAGGAGGTGTTGGTACGGAAGCCGATATAAATACCAGAGTAGAGGCTATTAAACATCTAATGGAGGAGAATACGAACTCTTACGACCAAGAGAAGTATCGTGAACGTATTTCGAAACTTACAGGAGGAGCAGCCGTCGTTTATGTAGGTGCGGACAGTGAGGTAGAGATGAAGGAAAGAAAAGACCGTGTTGACGATGCTATTGCCGCAACTCGGGCAGCGTTGGAAGAGGGATACGTTCCCGGAGGCGGTACGGTTCAGTTGAGAGCGTCAGACCACCTACGCAATATGCCTTCACTTCATGAAGAACATCCTGACTTCATCATCGGTTGGAATGTAGTGGCTCAAGCGTTGATGGCTCCGTTCAATCAGTTGTGTGAGAATGCTGCTGTGAACGCAACCCGTATTGAAGTCGACCTGACAAACAACGACGACCCGATGTGGTGGAAAGGCTTCAACCCTGTTACTGAGAAGATAGAAGATATGTTTGAGGCAGGAATCATTGACCCTGCGAAAGTGTCAAGAGTGTCCCTTGAAAACTCTGTTTCAGTCGCTATTCAGTTCCTGAATACGTCTTGTGCTATGTCCGCAAATGATGAACCAAATAAAAAGTAAATGCCATGAGTCAAAAACAAATCCGAAGAGGGGACATTGTACGCATCCGCCATAATAACAGCGGTCATCAATTTAAAGAAAACACTTTGTGCGTCGTACTGGATACATATCCGAAACGAGCCGAGTTCCCCGACAGGTTCAAATGTGCAACCCGAACCGAGTGGTGGTACGTTGATATTAAAGACATCACGCTGTTCTCGCGAAACAAGAACGAGGACGACGATTATTAATCATTAAATAAGAGACGAATATGTTTTTCGAAGTTAGAACAAAGCGGTTGACCGTCACCGAGCGCAATGCGTATAAGACCGTCAAGGAACTGTGGCTGTTCCAGGTTGAAAGTTACACCGAAGCCGAAGCACGTGTAACAGAGTTCATGAACAAACAATTCAAGGGAGAGGACTTCTCTATTCCTAAGATTCAACCGTCAAAGATACAGCGTGTTGAAAAGACAGACGGCTGTGCTGACGAAGACCCGTTCTACAAAGTTAAAATTGAACTTCTCAGCGAGAACGATAAGGGTAAAGTGGTGAAAGAACCATTCTTCATTCTGGTTCGTGCTGAAAGTCCTGAGGCTGCTATTGAGGTTGGTAATGGTGTGGGCGATGAAGAAGCACCGTCTTCTGAAACTGTTTCCGCTACGAAAACCAAGTTCACAGGGGTTGTCGTAATGACCGCTCCGAAGAAAGAACCAGCGAAACCAAAAGCAGAGGCTCCTAAGGAAGAGGAACAACCGAAGACTCTTGCTAAAGCAGCGAAGTCGAAAAAGAAGTAACATTCAGTAACAATCAAGAGTGGCTGGGAAACCAGCCACTTTCATATTTAGGAAGATAATGGCAGAAAAGAAACAACCCATCCCGAAACGTGTAATTACGGAAGCCGACGTTGACCGTATTATGAGAACGGCTCCTGATTACATTACGGAAGCATCGGACGAGGTGAAGGACTTGTTTGTCGCTGCTGAATGGGCAAAAGAGGAACGAGACCTGTCTCCTAAAAGATATTTCGACCTTGTGCTAAACGAGGGTACAGAGGAAGAGAAAACAATCAATATAGACTTCCAACAGACGGTGAACGTGGGGGCAGTTGTCAAGACGCACGGTGGGGACATCACGGCTGTTCGTTCAGCCAACGCCAAGCGTCTTCAATACTTACAGTTAGACAGAGCCTATCAACGAGCCGTGTTGGAGTTGAATAAGGCTATGGGAGTCCGTTCCCGGAAGCCTCGCAACATTGTCGACTATACAGGCACGATAATGGAACTCTTTGGGAAGTTCTATACCGTTACCGATGTCAGCAAGGTTATGGCGAAGGAATACAAGATTAAGGTTCCGGAGGAAGAACTGAAGAAGTTCTATGTTGAGAACCGAGACTTGATTACCAGACGTCGAGCCGAGTACGTGTTACAGAATAAGGATTTTCGTATAGCAACTGAAACAGGTCGTCTTGAAGTCCTTAATCAAATGTTGGTAGAGGTTGAAATCAAGAACAGAGCAGCAGGGGGAAGTAACGTCGATTATTGTAACCTTATACTCCGTATCATTGAACAGGCTCGCAAGGAAGTTAAGGGGAACGAAATCAAGATGACCGTTGATGGTCGTATTGATATCAATGCCACACTTCACGCTGAGACCAACGTGATGACGGTCATGAAGCAGATGTCTATTAATGCGTTGGTAGTGGGTTTGACGGCTGCAAAGGTAGGGTTGAATCCGACCGTGTTGATATCACAGTTGGCGTCCTCATGGTATGCGAAGTTCAATGGGTTCAATGGTAACTTGATGGATGGTGAACAGGTACAGTTGCCGTCAGCACTGATTAAACAATACGACTGGGACCAGATAGAGCGTTCCTCTAAAGAGTTTGTTCAGGAGTTCACCCCTATCACGGAAATCATTGATGAGAAGGAACCTGAGAAGCAAACCACAGCCGAAACAACTCGTAAGAATATGCTCCTACGATTGAAATCAATGAAGGCAGCGAAGGCACAGGAAGACAGCCGTGCCAACCCTGTTACACCTGACGACAAGGATATGAGCCTCAAGGAGAATGGTATGGTATTGGCTCCGGAGCCTGATGAACCCGAAGAGCCGAAAGGTGAGTTCGAAATAGACTACAATCTTAACAAGCATTACAAGCAGAAGAAGAATATGCGTGTAAAGGGTGCGATAGGAGAGTCTATTGCTCGTCACAAGGCACAAAAAGAAGAGGGTGAGGTAAATGTAAACAAAGCGGAAGCAGAAGCCGCAGCGAGACGTGAAAGACGGAAAGCACGTCGCGAAGCAAAGAAGAAAGGAAATCAAGAATGAAAGTATTGACATCGCGCTAAATGGACAAACTTTAGTCAAGGGAACATTCACTTCTCAGCAAGAAGTTAGATTTTCAACTATAACAATATCTCCGGGAGATACATTGAGAGTATCAGGAACAGTTCGATATTCGTAAAAAGAAAGGGTGAGCCGAAAGACTCACCCTGTTTTGTTTACCTGTGTACAGGCTTCTAAATACCTGTCGGAGTAACATTGTAAGAACGCACCATCCACGCTTCCTTTTCCATGCTTTCAATCATGTCCTCAAGGAAGTTAAGAGTAGCAAGGTCATTCTCGGGGATTTGTTTGTGAATGTCTCTGATAGAGCGTATCAACTTATCCCAGTCGTCACGAATGATTTTCCACATGTCAAGAGCCTGTGGAACGGCTTCGCTCATACCGAATTCCTTGATGTGGTTGTTCTGTAACATTGCTTCCATAGAACCCAGCGGACGTTTGCCAAGAGCACGGACACGTTCAGCAACATCATCAACACGTTCAATTTCTTCTTCGTAGAGTTTCAGCATAGCCTCGTGATAGGAACCAAACGAGTCTCCTACGACATTCCAATGAAACTGCCAAGTCTTCAGCATAAGCGTGAAGTGGTCAGCAAGTAAACCATTCAGCAAGAGGGCACTACGTTCGAGTTCCTCTTCAGTTAAACCAGTCTTAATCATTTTCCTTTAATATTAAAGAGTTTATAAACAGTTATATAACGATTACAAAGGTACAAAGAATAAAATCTTTAGGAAAATCTAAGAATATTCCGGATAAATCATTGGATATATCAAAAGAATGACTAACTTTGTTGCGTCAAACAATAAATCAACGGAATAATATGAAGACTTTAATAGAATTAAAACAGGCTGCTGAGAGTAAAGGTTTACGGTTCGAAGTAAACAAGTGGGACCCGACTATCAGACGTTGGGAAACCGATAAAGTTCCTAATCCTGACTTCATGAAGATAGAGATTGGTATTGAGTACCGTCCTAACATCTGGGCATGGTTTGACGGGTTTTGTAAGGAAGATGTCAAAGATGATGATTTAACCCTGTTCTTTCGGGAAACGTATAATTGCATATGCGGTCGTCAGAATAAGACCTGGAAGAGAGGCTTTAAAGTTGAACGACAACTGTTTGGAAATGATAACTAATAACCAGAGGGAGTTCGCGCTCCCTCACAAATAATTTCGTAGATATGAAAGATGAACCAAGAAACAGAAGTGTGTGGGAACGTATGAAGATGGCGTTCCGTCTATTGTTTAGTGTTAAAGCGTTGGAGCCTGTTTATAAGGAAGGCTGGGAAGATGGTCGTAGAGGACTCTATGACGATTATAAGGTCATGAAGGAAACCATTGAGCCATTCGTGAAAAAGGTTCATGACACGGCTTGGCACGGGGATAGTGCTATTACTATACCAGGAATGATTCCAACGGAACTGTATCGTATGCCGTTCCTTCCAGTTGAGGATTTCCTTGGTGCCGGAATAGTTGCTGGACATGATTGTCCTTCGCAACAAATTGAGTTGAGATATCAGGTATATAGACAGGATACGCTCGAGAAAGCGTTTCAGGCGGATAGACGGCTTGCGCATGATATCAATTACGGATATATGGAAGCCTCTAAGAGTCTTGCGAAGTTCCTGTTAGAAAATGGGTTCGTGAAACATCGTGTTATCGCTAATCCGAGAAGCCCATACCCGACATTCGTATTCTTTACGAATGTGATGAAACGGGTGTAATCACGTTATAATAGTGCGGTAAATCTGCCGTTGGATTGCACTTAAATATTGCGAGGTTGAGCCGGACTGGGAAGTTCGGCTCAATTTATTTTGAAGAATTCCCGAGGAAACTCTTTGATATCTCAATCTGAACCACTACATTTGTACAGTCAAATCAATAAAACCAATGTAATATGGAATTCAAAGAACAATCCGTCCCGACTGGTATCTTGCTTAAGATACGTAAATTACAGGCTCTTGCCGAAAGAGGAGTAGGTGGTGAAGCCACGAACGCAAAAATCCTATTGTCTGCCTTGTGCGAGAAATACGGTATCGATGAGTCAAAACTTGATGAAGAAGAGAAACAGTGGTACGAGTTCGAAATGAGAACATCGGTTCAGAAACTGTTCTTACAGTTGTACGTCAGTATATATGGAACGACTGAACGCTATCTCCAGGAAGTTGAACTGTGGAAGAGAGGTCGTAAGAAGATAGTGAAATGTAAGTTCACCCGTGCTGAATACATTGAATTCAGTCAGTTATGGGAATGGCACAGAAAGAACTATCTGGCTGAACGTAAACGCATGAGAGAACTGTTCAAGATAGCCTACTTTGATAAATTCAAGATGTATGCTTCAGAGACCTGTGATGAGTACGAAGCCCAGCGGTCAAAGAAGAAAGATGACGACTTCACATTTGAGGATTTAATGGCGATAAACATGATGGCAGCAGCCTGTAAGAACAAATCCTTCTACAAACAAATAGGAGAGGTAAATGACGACGAAGAAGACGATTAATGATTTCCCCGAAAATAATCGGGGATTTCCTTTGATATGTCAATCTTTATACATATATTTGCTTCCGTAAATCAAACAAGTGTAATCATGAGAAAGAAAACATCACATCGCGAGAAGGACTTCGGTCTGGTTCAAAGAGCCTTATGTGGCGACCAGGATGCCTTTACAACGATATTCAAGAAGTACAATGTTATCCTCACTATACAGATTGGTGAGATTATCAATGACAAAGATTTAACAGCCGACATCGTAATGGAAACATTCGAAAAGGCTTTCGAGCGGTTGGAACGCTTTCAACCAGACTATCAATTGAGTGCGTGGTTAGTCCGTATCGGTAGGAACTGTGCGATAGACTATTGTCGTAAGAAGAACCGAGTGAATATCGTCAGTATTGATGAGGGGTTCGACGATACCGAGGATGACCGACCTACGTTACAAGTAATACAGCCGTACACCTGAAGAATCCTTGTCGTTCAATCAGCGAATAGAATATGTAAAGAGCGTCATGCAGAAGATGCCGTCAACATCAAGACGGGTTATTCAGATGCGGTTCTTTGATGACTTCACCTACGAAGAAATGGCTGATGAACTGGGGTTCACTCTTCAACAGGTCAAGAACGCTATGCATAGAGCGAAGCGAGACCTCATTGAACTTATAGAGTTGCAGGCATACGATGACGTCCTTCATAAATAAAAGAGGAGTTCGTCATAACGCTATACAGGTATGAGAATGACAAGTTATTTCAGGTCTCTTGTTAAGTCAGGGACATTGGACAGCAGTAAATCGTTTGCCTTGCTGCTGTCCGTAATTATAGGAGCCATCATTGGTTTAGTGGTGTGCTTCTGTCTTATTTGGGACGTCGTGACCAACGGGTACATCAAGACAAATTTAAACGAATTGGGAGTGTTCCTATTGTGTGCAGGTGGCTTCATGGTTGGTGGCGGGATAAACAAGGTATTTGGCGAAAAGTATTTTAAACATCAAAAACCAGAGAAGAATGAAAAAGAAGTTTAAAGCGAAAGTTTCAGGAATGTTTGACATCGTTCAGTTGAGCGATGATACATTCAGCGAAGTGGTAGAGAAGTTGAAAGCCAACGACTACCATATTGACCAACAGTTCACGAACCGTGAAGAGTGTTATGTCGAAGCCATAGGCGACAGCGGTACGAAGTCCGTATCTCGTGGGGATATGGTGTTCACGGACGAGACGGGAGAGTTATTTATAATGTCAGAGAAACGGTTCAATGCAACGTATGAAGAAGTGGAAGAAGATTCAAAAATCCCTAATCAGGAAATGGCGACAGACCCTGTGTGATTGGTTCGGTCATCAACCTGTAACGGTCATAGAAGAACGCTGGCGTGGTAAACAGAACATTCTGAACCGTAAAGGAGGGAAGTCTCGCAAGGGAGGACACTATGTTACGGGATATTATGAAAAGTGCGCGAGATGTGGTAAGAAATTGAGTAATTTTAAAAGATGTTGGTAATATGTTAAAGATGAAGTTTTGGTTCGAAGGGAACCAGTTACAGCCTGATTGCAACATTCACGGAGGCTGCAAGATAGGGAGTTCAGCCTGTCATGCCTGTCCTCACTGTGTACGGGTAAACAGTAAAGACCAGGAAGTTCTGTGTCTTGGTGATGGCTCGGAGTATAAGGAAGTCAAGTTGGAAGAGTTGAGGGTTGGTGACAGGTTCAAGACAGTGAAGAACGTGTACGGGACTCTCTATACAGTAAGGGAAATCAAGAACGGTAAAGTTATGGTGGACAGTGATGTTACGTCAATGTCAGTCATCAAGAACTTTGATAAGGTGTTCTTGCTTCCTGTAAGCGAAAGTAATTAGTAAACCGAATGAGATGTCAGCACCGAATAGGAAAGTTTCTTAGAACGACTGTTAGACGTCTCATTCCCTAAATTAAAAACGAAAGAAGATTATGAATAGTTATGAATATATCCCCGACTGGTGGATAAGTGGTTCAACCCAAACAAAGTAAAGGTCATGGAAAAGGAAAAGACTCATGCAGTAATAGATACTTCGATAGGCTGTTCGCCTGACGAATATTATCGCTTCTACGGAACGCTCGAGGAATGTCAAGCGTATATCAAGGAACACGAGAATGAACCTAACTTGGGGATAATACCATGATACACTTCGCTCAGAACAATGACATCATCATTGGTGTCGACTTCGGTCACGGTAACGATATCGCAGTGAAGACCACGGCAAAGGTTCACGAGGATGGTAGGCTTGAAATACTGAAATCGGAACGGATAGGAAGAACTCGTGATATCAAACAGGAACATCGGGATAGAATAATTGAAGAATTAAAACAGTTCAGCGATGGCACTTTACAGCAATTGGAACGTCCTGACGCTCCCTATTAAAGCCGACGGAAAGTATAAGATTGGTGATACGTATCACGTGTTAGATGAGGAATATTCTAAATTTTGGAAGTTCGATGGATTGGTGATACGAAATATTGATTATTCATGGGGTGTTCGCTTACATTTCAGCCTGAAGGATTGGTTAGAAGCCAAGCCAGATATAGAAAGACTCAGACGAATAAAGGGAACGAAATCACCCTGCCAGTTGAAACATTTTTAGCAAAAGGAAATATGAGAAGGAATATCCATGTAATGTACAAGAATTTCAGAGGCATAGTGCTGACGAAAACCCTGTTGGGGTTCGAGGGAAGACTGAACCCTGCTCAACTCAAAGAAGAACTTGAGGCGAAGAATGTTGAATGTTCATTGGTTGTGGGCTGGAGCCTGTACGAGCCTGATGAGGCTATTGAACTCACACCATCACAGGCTATGGACTTCCACGAATGTCTTGAAGAATTGAGCGAAGTTGATATCCGTTTCAATGTGAACGGACATTCAATTGAGAACGGTTCTATACGGCTGTCGTATAACATCTATGAGCATAGCCTCATGGTCACACGGGTGTGGCTCAATGGAAAGGAGACAAAGGAATTGGTGGACACCATTCATCAATGGTTAGATAACAATCAAGATTTTATAAAGTAGATTATGGAAGCATTTAAAGTAAGACTCATTCAGGAGTATGTAGAACTCAATGAACGCACAGAAAAGTTAGAGGAGTTCATCCTCAAAAATCCTAAATTCGAAAGCCTCGAAACAGAGATTCAAACATCGATGTTGGCTCAGAAGGAAGCGATGAAGGAGTACCGTCATTCGCTGAAACATCGAATGAAACTGTTAGGGATAACTCATGATGACGTGGTTGCCTATAAGCACCCGTATCAGAACCTGTCCTTTGGTGAAGCATTACAGGCTCTTGAGGCTGGTAAGTGTGTCAGAAGAGAAAGTTGGGTTGGGGATAAGTTTGTAGTGAAACAAATCGACAGTGACATTCCGGCTGAGGTTGTTCCTAAGATGCAGTCGCTTCCGGACAGTGCTAAACAGTTCATTGGAAAGACAGCCAACGGGGATATTCATTATCGTAACCAGTGTCTGATAGTGAAGCAGTACCCGTCATCGACTGTGGCTACAAATTACGTTCCGGACTGGAATGATATGTTCGCAAAAGATTGGATAGTGCTATGATAGTTCTTCTCATTATATTGTGCGTACTGCTGACGGCTGTTATCGTGCTGTCGGTATGGGGATACACGTTGCTCAGTAAGAAAATTGATTACGTGTACGGAAATCAATCCATATTGTATCAGAAGATATTAGAGGCTGAGATACCTGTGTTATGCTCGTATCTTGGAGTGCTCGAAACGGCTCGTCGTGAGGCGTTGGCTGATGAACGGTATGAAGATGTGCAAAGGTTGATTGAGACTATCCGATATAATACAGGGACGTTGGAGCAGTTGAGGCGGGAGTACAGTATGATGCGGAAGGATAGTCAGTCGACTCGATAGATTCAGGGAAGGGTGTTCGATATTCGACATCGGGTTCTGGATTATGTGTGGAGGGATGTGATGAGTCACGGGTGATGGCTTGTTACATCCCTCTGGACGTCTCGTACAGGGACGTCCACCATCAACATGGTATAATGCTGAGCCTCATAATCTTTAGCCTCTATTAGATAGGTATATGAGAGGTGATGAGGTTGGTGATGTCTTATACCTACCAAATAAAAGAATAGAGGGTGATAATCACTGATGGGGATAGAGCCTCCCTATATAGGTCTATATGGTGTATGGAGTATGGGTGGTATTGAGGTGAGGGGTATGGGGTGGTTTGGGTTGAGGCTGGGTTGGTCAGTGGGGTTATTGGAGTGGGTGGTTGGAGGTTCAGGGTATTTCGAATCCGGACTGCAACACTCTTCTGCACCAGAATCCTGCGCGACTCAACCCCGAAGAACCGTGTCCGATGACTGTTTCTACTCCACACCAAGGACTCCGTGGCTGTCATTTGGGACGATATCGTATGCCTCACTATCCGTTATCACGAGAATGACACGCTGGCGTCGAAAACAGCCTGTAAATCACCCTAAAACCTCTCCACCAAGACACGGATAATTGGTTGCATCTACTCCGGGAAATTCGGTACAGAAGTAACAGCGTCCGTCATGGGGAGTTGTCATCACCCTAACATGGTCACCCCACAGCGAGTTAAGCCGGAAATGACTGTTTCGAAAAGTTAAATCTTGAGGAAAATCTGAAGAAAGTTGGAGAAACTCTTTGCGGATTCATCAGAATCCACTACCTTTGTGTCATCAAAGTAAATCAAATGTCAAATATTAAAACAAATAAGGATATGAAAACGTCACAAGATTTTAACGAAAACTTCAATCAGTACAGTTCAGAGATAGAAAAAGAGATGTCGAACCTCAATCGTATGTTACAGGAGTTTGCTTCTAATGGAGTAGTCGCTCAACAAATCATCAATGACTTGGAACCTGTATTAGCGAAGTTACACCTGACAATCGACTCATTCACTATGAACCGTCCGGACAAAGAGAAAGCCTCTAATCGTGGTCGTCTGAGTCTTCATCTCGTGTCTGACGGGAAGTTCAAGTTCATTCAGTTCCGTGGCTATACTTCACGTGGTGCTGGTAAGAACGAAAGCCGTCTCGATAGCAAAGCCGAAAAGATTTGTGAAGCGGTTATGGCTGCTCTTCAGAACCCTGTAAACGAACTCCGCTGCTCAGTCAACCCGTTCAGCCTCGAAGTAAGGGATGGAAAGGAAACAGGTCGTGTGCTGATGGATATCTCATACAACTTCTAAGGAAATAATCGAAGAATTCTTCAAGAAAATTCCGGATGGTTCATTGCTGAGTCATCTGGAATGACTATATTTGTACTGTCAATCAATAAAGAAACAGTCAGTATGAAAACAATCAGTCAAATCCAACAAGAGGTTCTCGCCACGGCTCAAGCAACACTTGACGAACTTCAAGCCTCTATCGAAAAGTTTTGGGAACAGGGTTGGGAACGTAACGAGGAAGCGAAAAGAACCTGTCAGTCTTCTAAATGGTACGCTAACAATATCTCAAGAGTCATTCGTGATTATGCTTCTTATAAAAACCTGTATGAGAAGATACTGTCTGGCGAATATATAAGCCAACATCAATCTCGCGAGGACGCTGTGGCTGAGGCTACGAAACAACTCGAAAAGAATGAAGAGTCTTTCCCTCGCTCACTCAATCACATCTACCAAACCGCTGTCCGTCGTACCTATTACAGTCTATGTGGTTACACTCATGAGGACGAAATGGTTCACACTCCTGGAGTACGCTACGACCGTCAGCCGGAATACATTCGTAATAAGGAAATACAGGCTTCAGGAGTTCTGAGCATTCACTTCTACTGCGAGTCTCGTGAAAAGTTTTATGCAAAGCGTGACCAAGAGGTACGGCTCACAATCGAACAGGCTACTGCGAAACTGAAATTACAGGTAGAGAAGAAACTCACTCCTATCAAAGACAAGATACAGTCGTTTGACCTCATCTCTTTTAAAGGTCAGCAGGGGAACTATGTAGGCGAGTGGGTGATACGTACTGAAGACGCTCGATACATCTTTAAAACGAGTTGTATCCTGGCTGGTGGCTATAACATACAATGCCTTCACGCTCGGTATATAGCCAATCTTAAACAGGTGAAGAAATAAATCTTGAGGAAATCCCGGAAATTCTTCCGGGATTTCTTTAATATGTCGATAGAACCCAGTACATTTGCTCAGTCAATTAAATCAAAGGAGGAAACAAACTATGTTACAGAAAGGTTCAGAACAGTATAAACAGGCTCAGAAGTTAGCGAATGAAATCAAGGACATGGCGGGAACTGACCGCTGGAATAACAACTCCTATTTCGACATCGCTTTCAATGCTCTCGGGCAGTTTATCAGTAAAGTACAGGCGACAGACGGCTTCGCTGCTAAGATAGCCGAAACAGTCGACAAGACGATGAACCCCTACGGAAAGAAAGTTGCGTTCATCAGTGACAAGCAATCATGGATATTGGCTGTTGCAGCCGTTGAAAATAATATAACACTATAATCATCATGGAAAGAATAATTTGGACAGTATTTGAGTTCTTCTGGGGACGCTTCGGAAGAAAGAAGTTAGTAAAGAAGTACAGGGTATGGTGGCAGCGGTTCTGGATAGCCGTGTTCGTCTTCCTATTTCTGTGGGGAATGAAGATATTCCTTGAGTGGTGGGACGGTGTGGTAAGGTTTTTGAACTATGTAATTTGGGGATAGAGCCATGAGAACCCTGACTGTAAGAAAGGTCGGTGAGACCGACAAGGCTGTTCAATACTGCGTGACGTTTTGGATAGTCGAACATCCCGGACACCCCATATGCGGTGAGGGAAAGGAGTTTTTCTTTAACAGGTGGCTCCCGAAACGTGTGGTTACTCCTATCGATGATATTCACATAGGTATCCCAAAGAAGTTCCTCGAAGAGACCCTGAAGATTCTGGCTGACAAGCACCCGTTTCAGGAAGTTCGGTATAATGCCCAGTTTTATCCGGAGCGGTTCAAGTGGAGTGTAGAGACGATTTCAGAAAAATCTTGAAAATATTTGAAGAATTTCCGGATAATTTCTTTGCTGATTCAATAGAAAGCACTATCTTTGTAATGTCAAATTAAATCAACAATGTCAAACAAATTAAAAATTAGAATTATGAAGACAACTGTAAACAACATCGCTTCCGAGAATGTAACCTCTTTCGTAATTAACGAAGATATGCTTAACGAAAAGAAGGCAATGAAGTACATCAGCAAACCTAACATGGTCGCTGCTATCAATGACATCTGTGCTGCTATCAAAGGTCTTAACAGCCTGTTCTCACCTCAGGAGTACACCGAAGCCAACAGCAAGAAAGAACTGTTCGACGCTTATCACCGCTTCTACATCATCTATACTGACCTCCGCGACGCTGCCATTGAGGCTCGTCACCGTGAAGAAGAAAAGGCAGAACGTGAAGAACGTCGTCGTCAGGCTGAAATCGAAAAGAATACCAAGGAACTCATCAAGCCAGCCCAGCCGTTAAAGAGCGAAGAGGAAGTCAAAGAAGCCTCTAAAGCCAATAAGAAGGAAAAGGCTGACAAGGCTCCCAAGAAGGAAAAGAAAGCCTCTGTAGAGGGTGAAAAGAAGTCCGCTCCCCGTGTTGGTGACGCTGAGGCTCGCCTCTCTACCTACTCCGCTGAACTTGCTGAGAAAGAGGCTTTGGTTGCTAATGCTGAGGAGTTCGCTAAACTGTCAAAGGAAGACGCCAAGGCTATCCGCCATCGTATCGCTTCCCTCAAGCGTAAAATCGAGCGTGCTAACAAGGCTCTGGGAACTAAATAAGGCTCAGTCATGAAAGAAATCCTGACATTCGTAGTGCTTCTGATACTGGGAGCACTACGTTATTTCGAATATAGACATCGAGAATGATTAATCCAATATATCATGAGCAAACTAATCACCATAGAGGATGGGTACGAAATACGCTTGGGTCAGAAGAACCCATCTTGTTACCCGTGTTGCTTCGAGGGGTCGGTCTGCGCTTGTCGCAGCGACCTTTGCATAAAGCATCGAGACAACTATATCAGAGAGCATGGAAAACTCCCGCAGGGAGAAGGTATTTATCTCAGACGAGTGAAGCCATGAACGAAGAGGACACTTCCCTATATGGTAAGAACCGTGAAGGAAAGGTTGCGCTCTGTGAGACCTGTGCCTATGACGGTTACTGTCGAGACAAGATACGATATTATAGATGTAGAAACTATATAAAAATCAAAGACGATTATGACAAGAATGAAAGGAATGTTGCTGGCGACCGCTCTGATGATTGCGGCAGCACAATCAAATGACCCATTCAGAACTCCTCGACGCAATACAGGGGTTCGACGTAATGATAATCAACGGAAGCCGAAACCCGTTGTTCGTGAGTTGAGGGAGTTCACTGTGAAAGGTCATACGATTATGGCTTACTCCCGCAAGGACGCTATTACACGGCTGAAACTTCAGAAGAAAATTTAGGAGTCATGGGCAAGCCTGTAACAATGACGGAGAACCGCTTGGCGATACGTCGAGCGTTCCTTGATGGTAAGATTAATGCCGTGTGCGGATATCCAGGTATCGGCAAGACATATCTTACGATGATACACCCTATATTCATTGACGGGTTCTTTTCAAAACAGTATTACACCGACAAGAAGAAAGGTATCGTTAATCCTGACTTCCCTGAAAACTATGCTCGGTTCTGTGTTGAGGCTATTGAGCGAGGTCAGATTGTCGTGTGTGCTATGCACCCGAAGGCACGTGAAGTGTTCGACAGCCTCGGGATGTCGTATCTGATGATTTACCCGAACGAGAACGAGCGGGACAGATACTTCACAATTTACGACACTCGTCCTGATGAACGTGAATGGATAGAACTTAACAAGTCGACGTGGGACACAAAGATTGATTCACTCCGAAACGCAAAAATCCCTACGCACTGTTTCAAGGACGAAATCCCAACAGGCTTAAATCTCACCGAGTATCTTGAGGGACTCAACATCTTCGACCCTGAAGACCTGCTGAATACGCTCCTACGAAAGATTGCGGTTGAGCCTGTACCCAAGGAAGTACAGTGGTGGGAAGCCCAAGGACGGTTCGAGAACCTGATAGAAGCGGAGTTCCGCAGGGGGGGGATTACCAAGCCGTTCTTCGATAACTTCTGCGATTCCCCAGCGTTCTATGCCAACGCCAGTCCAGATGTCGTAAGAAACTATTATATGAAAGTTGTTAAAAATCAGTGGTGGTCATGAAGACGAAATGGTACGAATATACGTGTGATGTCTGTGGTGCGGTTACTCACATCCGAGGAGGCTCTAATGCTGAGATACGACGTTACGACTGGATAGTCTCAGGGAATAAACACTACTGCTCAAAAGAATGTTACAATGAAGACAAAAGAAGAAATAGAGGCACACAGAAGAACTTGTGAGCATTTCAATGCTACTCTCCTCGGAGATGGTCAAACGTGTTGCACAGCCGACTTGCGTGCCTTACCTACGTGGCAAGACCCAGGAGGTGATGGTATGGTTTACCCCTGTGGAGATGATTGTCCGTTTATGAAACAGTTTATAAATGAAGATAAAGATGAAGACATTGAAACCAATCATTCAGACGGAAGAGCCTGACAAGTATGGGCGAACCGTAAAGATAGGAATCACCGACGGAACGACAGCAACGTTCTTTCAGGTGATGTCACATGATGAAGTGAGAAATCTACGTGACGAATTGACGAAGTTCCTAAACCACTCAGGAGCCGGAACCCCTGTGTTCGACTTCAAGAGTTTCGAAGGAATGCGCGACAGGGTAAAGGTCGGGGATACTGTTCGGGTACGTTTCGAAGAGTTTGGTATGCCTGACAAACATATCCCCGGACGGATGGTACTTCCTAAAAGAGCCTATCGTGTGATAAAGATAGACGAAAGACGAGGGCAGCACCTATCCGGAAAAGACTTGGAAGAGGGGAAAGTTAGGAAGTTTCACATCGAACAAATCATTGAAGTCCTATGAAAGTGAATAAAGCCATGCTGATGATACGGTTAATCAACCGTATCACGGCTGAAAGGGATTACTGGAAAGCAAAGGTTGAGGCTCAACTCGAAGGAAAGCCGTTTATCGAGAATGAACGGTACGAGCGTCGGAAGAATAAAATCACCCGTATAAGCCGACCCCAGTAGCCTGTTTGGAAAAATTTTGACGAATTTATCGGGAAACTCTTTGGAATGTCAAATAATGCCACTATATTTGTTCCGTCAAACAATTTAAATCATTTGGTTATGGGACATAAACGAGTTTTCAACATCATTACAAGTCAGTGCATAAACGGTCAGTGGGGAATTGCTGATATAGCGTTCTCAATCACCTCTAAAGAAAAGGCACTGTGGCAAATGGATACTATCAACCGCCTCACTCAAAGAGGTGAATGGTTCGTAGGAAGTGAGTGGCACTATGAAATTCAGAAAGATGAACTGAACCCTGTCGATGGACAGCCTCGTTTCGTGCGGGACATCATGATAAAATGCGTTGAGACAGGAGTTCTCGTACTGTATCGTATGATAGAGTCTCCGCTGAATAGTATGTACATTTCAAAATAATCCCGATATGGAAATCAATCAGAATAATAAGCCAGTGACCGTTACGTTCAGTGACGGCACTGTCAAACAAGTAATCTACGACTCAATAGAGTTTCTTGAGGGAGGCAATGTATCCCTTCGCGGACACTTATCAGACCTTCCTACTGAAACGGTCGTAGAGACGCCAAAAGAGGCTCCTATCACCCCACAACTACCACCCGAAAGACCTTATATGCGCAGGTACACGTTCAGGAGCGGTCTTGTGCGCTTCCTACACGAAGGACGTATGCGTACTGCTGCCGTCACTCACTGTACGGATAAGGCTTGGCGAGTGATGAATAAAGAGTTGGGAGTAGCGTGGTTGCCGAAGAATGTCATCATGTGGAGCGAAATCGCTCAGCAGTTCTGCGTCATCGATGAGACGTATGAGTTGGACTTCACGTTTGATGTTAAGCAGGGTATGGATGAATATCCGTCCTTATTCGACCCTGAGGATTTAGTTGTAAACGAACTCGATTAATAGAAAGGAAAATAGATTATGATGGTGAATATGAACGGTCTGCCCTACGGGACATGGAGAAACATTCAGAAGGCGATTGAACAGTTCGATGTGCCTGTGAAGTCAGCGGGAAACTACCTGTTAAAACTTCAGGAAGTATTTACTCCCGGACATACTCGTCAGATACACGTCCTCCCGAAACTTGGGGAAGGCTCACTTGGCGACGCTGCTGAGTATCAACGTGTGTCTGACAAATACTGTTGGGAGATTATAGTGGCTGACGATACAAGGTTCGGTCGTCATGTGAGTGTCTGTTCCTATTTCACCGAACCAGCGTTCAAGGTCTTTGCTGACACGCTTGGATGGAATGAACAACATCGTGAGCAGTACAGGCTGTCAACGGATATCGAGAAAGAGAAGAAATTACAAGAACAGTTCGCTCTGATAGTCCTCGAGACAATTTGGGGTGAACATGGTCACACTATAAAAAGAATACCATCATGAGAAGATGCCGGAAATGTATGTGCGTGAATGAAGCAGCCTGTCGAGCGTGTCGTTCGTATTACAGGGGAAGAGTGAAGAACGCTCTTATCATTGCCTTTGTGATGTGCGTGGGTGCGATGTTGTTAGGCTGTATCTTGGCTCTTCTCATGATAGGAGTTTTTTCTATTATTATAAACCAAAATGAGAAGTTATGCTGGAAACAGAAACAATCTATCCAGGCGGAAATCTGCCTAAACAGAAGTATCTCAAAAGAATGTGGCGTGGGCTTGCGGTTCTTTTGCTGTCAATTCTAATCATTCTTGTGATACGGTCGTGTAACACGACAGAACCCGTACCGTCTCAGCCAGCGTTTGGCTGTGAGTATGCTGAAGAACAGGCTGTGGAGCCTGTACCTGAAACGCTCTTTGACGAGGTGTATGATTATATCTTCAAGTTGAGGATTGACCATCCGGACATCGTCATGGCACAATGTATTGAGGAGTCCGGAGGCTTCACTTCTAAACTGTTTGTAGAGGGACACAACTGTCTGGGAATGAAAGTTCCCGGAAGTCGTCCCACTCTGGCTGTCGGAACTATGTTAGGTCATGCCCGTTTCAACTCGTGGCGGGAGTGTATAGCCGACTATGCTATATGGCAGAGTACATTTGCCCGACGGCTCACAAAGGACGAATATTTCGCCTATTTAGACAGAGTTTATGCGGAGAAGAAAGGTTATAGTGGTCGTCTTAAAGCGATAATTCAGTCACGAGGACTGTAACCTGACTCCGGAGAAATCACGTATCTTTAACATCAACCAAATAATTTCGTATGGAAACAAGAATTAAAACAGCCTTGGACGGCTTTCGTAAATCAGTGCTTGAGGCACACGGTATGGACTTCCTAATCGTAGGTTCACTCGCTCTTCACGAGTTGGGTATGGAAACGGCTGAACCCCACGACATCGACATGGAAGTCAAATGTACACCCGAACAGGAACAGAGTATCTTCAAGTTACTGTCGGACTCTCAGAAACAATCGATGTATCAGATGAAGGAGCAGGAGGATTATCTCTCCAACGCTGAACGTCGTATGGACAAAGTGACATGGAAGCATAAGCCGTATCTCTTTCAGTGGGGAGACGTTATCATCAATGTATGGGTGGTGAGTGAGTTCAGTCATGAGTATGTTACACTCGACAGCGGAATCAAGTTCGCAAAGGTGATGTCTGTCATTCGTAAGAAGATAGCGTATCAGCGCAACAAAGACCGAGCATTCCTAATCAATCTCGCATATCGCTTCCTTGGAATGGTGGGCGCAAACGGGAAGAATTTATCCGCTGTATTCAATCAGGACTGCCGATAATTCGGGAGTCCAAAGGGATTGATAAAAACTATCAACCGAAAAACGACGTTATTATAACACGTTTGAAAATAGAAACATTTTATTCACTAAATTTAAAAAGAAATGAGAAAGTCAGAATTCGTGGCAGCAGTTGCCAAAGAGGCTGGTATGAGCCAGAGAGACACCGAGAAAGTAATCGACGCACTGAATCCGGTGATTGTCAAGACCTGTGTTGAGGACGGTGACGAAATCAGCCTACCTTTCGGAAAGTTCAAACAGAAAGTCAACCCTGCTAAAACAGGCACGAACCCGTTGACTCAGAAACCTATGAACGTTCCCGAGTCTCACACACTTGCTTTCAAGGCTTCTAAGACCGTGAAAGTGGTTGTTGAACCGAAGAAAGGTAAAAAGAAATAAGTCCGTGAGGATGTGATTTTTGTTTTAGTCATGATTGGAAAGAGGTTGCCTGTAACGGGTTGCCTCTTTCCTTATTCATAGAAGCCACTGGCGGTCGCTCTACGAGATTTACCCCTGTTGGCTGGTACATTTTATTCCCCGTATAGTTATAATCGCTTAAATCGTCTAATATGAACGCAAGAATGGACAAAGATAGCACAGTCACCCTGTCAGGGTTCTGTGAACACGTAATCAGTAAGACTCAATCCGAGATATACAGAATAACAGGTTCATCTTCCCTAAAAATTCAGGACGGAAAGGCTCGTAGAAGAGAACGCAGAGCCGAATTGAGGAAAAATCGGAAGAAATAATGAAGATTTTCCGGATGAACTCCTTGGATATTCGATAAATGGACGTATATTTGCTCAGTCAAATCAAACAAGTTACGTCATGAAAGGTTCAAGATACTACAAAAATTTAGACTTCAGCAAGCCAGTAGGGACTCACCGCTATGTTGATAACATCAAAGACCGTCGACAGTTAGCAAAGGTTTGCCTCGTGGCTATGGCTCGTATCAATCAAGCCGAACAGGGTTCAATCACAGACCCTATGAATTGGCTTCCTCTACAATGAAAGACGGACGTACACTCATTCAAACTATCTACGAGGATGGTTATGTAATGTATAATGACGGATGGTTCATTGTCGAATGCGATGAGGACGGGACACTTTACGTTGATGTAACAGGTACAGCGACTCGAGAATGTCCGGAGTACGAAAATATGGAATATATCATGGACGCTGCATGTCGCGAGGGTCACGAAGAGTGCCTCAAGGCTTTGGCTGAGTATGAAACCAATTAAATATAGATAGTTATGGATAGAAATGTAAAGCAGTTGGAGTATGTATCTCCTGAAATCAAGTACAAGAGTGGTCCGATGGATACCTTTGTTCACGTGGACTTCATTCATCGTTGGTTTGGTGTTATTGACACTAAGAAGATGGTGAAGTACGGTGCTCACGCCAATGTGGTATTCGGGACTGACAAACGACAGTACACGTTCCGAGAGGGTTGGTTGATAGGGTTCAGAAGAATTCCTGAGTCAGAAACTCGTGTGATAGTACAGAATGAGAAGAGCGACACGTGGGTTCTCCGTCGTGATTGGGCAAAGGTCTTCGAAAAGATGACTCCTCAGAAGGCAGCGGACTTCAAGATAACTTCCTATAAAGATGTTCTTGATGAAATGGCTGAATACTTTATGGACGGTGATACCTTTAAGAGTGCCACGTTCCTGTGTAAAATCGAAGAAACTAACAAGGTATGATAGCAATCAGCGACAAATTAAGACATCAGGTCATGAAACTGGCTGAGCAGTACGAGAAGCCTGAATTCATCACTGACGACCCTGTACAGTTCCCCAGACGGTTCGGATACAAGTGTTCTCAGGAGATAGTAGGCTTCATCGCTGCTTGGTTAGCGTATGGGAACCGGAAAGCCATCCTCTCTACCTGTGAGAAACTATGTAAGGAGATGGAACGTCTGACTCCCTATATGTATATCAAGAACATGGGTTGGCGAAAGTACATTGATTCGGAGGAACCCCTGTACCGTTTCTTCAAGGAAAAGGACTTCGCTGACCTGTGTCGTGCGCTCAAGGAGATTTACGATAACAACGAAGATATGGAAGAGGCTCTGTCAAAGAACTATACTCGTACGATGGGAGCCACAGATTATCTCGATGCGCTGATAAGCCTGTTTCCTGGAGTGAAAGGTATCCCCCAGGATTCGAAGTCTGCCTGTAAGCGGTTGAATATGTTCCTACGATGGATGTGCCGTCGAAACAGTCCTGTGGATTTAGGTATCTGGAGTTTTATTCCCCAGCCATCCCTACTCATTCCGCTTGACACTCACGTCGCAACCGTTGGTCGTCAATTGGGTCTCATAACGGGCAAAGGTGATAGCATGAATACAGTGCTTGAACTTACTACGAATTGCCGTAATGTCTATCCGTTAGACCCCTGTAAATGTGATTATGCCCTGTTTGGGTACGGTGTAAACAATAAAACCAAGAAAGAATCATGAAGAAACTATTGAGGAAACTGTTTCTATACTTATTCAAGGAAGATTTCCAAAGGATGAAAGCGTTGGAAAGGGATTTGGAAGGGTTAATTCATCGCCAGAAATGTGCGACCTCTTTGGCTGAGGTTCGTGCTGAACGTATCAGAAAACTCCTGGGGAACATTGATGTTTCGGTCGATGTTCATCATCATTCAGGCTCATGGGCTGTCGTGTCCTTACAGGGTGGAAAGACGGACTACATTAAATTCGTTGACCTCGACCAAAGAAGCATTAGGGAGATTTCTGCTTTCCTACGACAGTTTGACAGGCAGAATGTCAAGATTGACGCCAACCCTTTTGATAGACAAATGTTGGACAAAGAAATTTATCAGATATGAAAAGATTGATGATTATTACAGCCGTGTTCGCACTTCTACTTACAGGGTGCGGCACACGTGTCAACCATGACACACTCATAGAACTGTCGGTGAATTCTATCACCGAGTATCAGAACAGATTGAACGCTATTCATCCAAAAGATTTACAAGTGTCAATCAATGAGTTGGCTCAGAAGGAAGGTCTTGAAACTCGTGTGGCTACTTCTGAATACAGCGGAAAGGAGTATCAATACTCAAGAGCCTATCTTGATGACGGGACTGAATATTCAATTTCAGCGACAGACCACGGAGACTTCTTTTGGGTTCTTATAACGATAAACAACTCAAAGGATAATACAATCCCCCGAAAGATGTGTGAACGTATCCGCTCGCTCGCATTTGAGAGAGGTTTGACGCTGTCACGTAATAAACTCTCAGACAAAATTACGGGAGGGAATCTTGTGGTGAACGATATGTTGAATGGAGTCGTAATAAGCATAGAGAATGAATAAGATAGGTATCATCGGAGCCGGAACAGGAGTACTTCCATCAGAAGTTCTTAGAATGGCTGAGGAAGCGAATGTTGAGATTGTGGAACTCGACAAGGATTACTTTCCTACTGACTTTCCTCAATTCGAAGACAGGGTGTACACTATTCAGTCACGACCTGAAATTCCTCACATCGAATGGTGCGAGCCTGTACGGTTTGGAAAGGGAGGCTCGAAAAGTGGTAGGAGTGAGAAGCAAATCCGCAAGGACAGGAAGAAAAGCAAGGCTCGAAAAACTCATCGACGAAAGAAATAACGTATTATATCAGTCACGTGACAGTGAATAAACATCAGCGGTTGCGCAGCCGTTGAGGTATTTAGTAACAATTAAAATTCAAAACAATGAAAAAGGATTTCATTACTGTTTCCCCTGATAATGGGGGGGGGGTACGACCCAAGTGAGCGTGGTTGCTGACCCCAATTCAACATTTCAGTCTCGCTCAACGACACTGAACTTCTCCGCTGGGGGGG